ATATAACCACGAGCAGCACAACAATCAATGTGCTAAGCATCCCTCTACCGAATTACTTCAAAATAATATCGGTAGAGTTCGGGAAAACCCAGACCAGTGATTAGACATTGTCGGGGCGGATATTGGATGTAGAGTCAAAGTCGCGCGTGATGATGCGTAGGACGAAATTCGTCTGGCGGCTGGTATTAATGAGTGCGCAATTTGTCTGCGTTGTTCCCGCAACATTGAGTTCCCATGCGAGACCCGATGCGGTAACAGGATAGGCATTTTCTTCTTGCGTGACTACACCGCCAAAATACGAGTTCGTGCGTGTCGTACCACCGGTCGTCGCAGGATTATCAAAGCGACTGCGTATTATGATGACATTACAGTAACCAGCGGCATTGCGTCCAAGATAAATACGGTTGTTTGCGATGTAACCTGTGGCAACTACCGTTTGACCGGCAGACTGATTTATAAAGTTGGCAAAATCGGTACATGTTGTCTGTGAGATGCTTCCTGAAACAGGAGCGACGCTGCAACCTTGGATATTAATCGTATCACCCTCAGAGATAGCACTGAATAGGAAATAGTTTGTGGTTTGAATATATATGTAAGGATTACGGGAGGTTGATGTCGTTGCTGTCCAATAATTTGTCTTATCTACAACAGTACTGCCACCAAAATTGGTCGTAAGATCGCTCAACTGAATGCGAGAAATGGCAAAGACATCAGGATCGTTGCTAATAAGATTTGTATTGTGTCGTTCCATGCGAATTGATAACTTGTTGAGTGTAGCAAGGGGTGTAGGCGTGTAAATGCGTTGCGCCTTGAGGAATTTAGGAATAAACCCTGTGTAACCCGATTTTGTTTCGGGCACATTGTAACCGCTGACGGCACCCGTATTGGTAGAAGTAAGATACGACTGAGGAATGTATAAATCGGAGGACCATGTTGTATCGTACTGGACAATCGCAAATGTATTGTCCTCCTCAGGATTTGTAGAAAATAGGTTATTATTGAGTTCTGCAATACGAACGCTGGCAAAAGGGAGTGAAAAGATATTCACAACACGGCTGCTATCGTAAATGGCATTTCCCGCGGCAGATGATCCGCTAATATCTGTAACACGCACAACAGCAGAGAGTGCCTCAATTGGTACAATTGCCTTAACAAACTCGATACGCTGAATATTCCGGAAGCGTTGCTGTACGGCACTATTGTAGCCGAGCGCGCCTGTCGTATTACCGGTATTAAAAATTACGGAGAAGTTGTAGCGATTCTCGGCGGTGTTAACCATCCAGTTACGGTCAGCACTTGTAATGAATACATTGTACTCTGTTTCACGGTACTTGACTACATCCTCCTGCGGAATGATGTAGTCCTGAGGGCGAGGCGCAAGTGCTGGGGGCGGCGGGTCCGCCTGGGGCGGAATAGGCTGCGTAGCCGAAGGTGGCGCTTCATCCTGAATGTCCACACGGGGCGGTAAAACGGAGCTAGCACCAGACTGAGCTGACTCAACCTTTCTGTTAGGAAACGAGGGGGCAGGCGGAGCAACAGGGATACCAAGGGCACGGGCTTGATCTTCGCGCTGCTTCTGTGCCCGCTGCATAAGAATAACAGGATCTTCTTCATCTTCATCGGGTTCAGGAGCACGAAAATCGGGAAGACCGCCACCAATCTGCTGAATAGGAATTGGTGCGCGCGCCGCCATCATATTATCATAACGGGTGCCAGTATCCTGGAATAGACGGGACATCTCATCGCCACGAGCAAATGTGCCGATTGTGGTCGTCGTAGGTGGTGCCGCTGCCTGCTGTTTGCGTAGCCAGGTATCCATGGATGTCTCTGTCTCGCGTACAACTTCAGTTGCTAAGAGATTCTGTGGCTTATCGGCACCCTGAACACGCGCAACTTCGGTCATAAAGTGCTGGGTGTACTTTTGTAGTTTTTCGTCGACTTTCTCGGGCAGAGCGGAAACGCCCATTTTCTTCGTATAGCGCCCGCGTAGGAAACCGACGATCTTGTTATAATTTTCTCTGTTTAGAAACAAGTTCTGTTGCGGAACACTGGGTCGTCCGGACATCTTTCTAAACTATCAATATATATCGTAAGCACGAATTGACCGCTTTAGATACAGAGGGTTTTTAGTGCCTTTTCTAAGGCTCCATGCCGAGGCTTCTCTTCGGCAAAAATTACATCACGAAAGCTATTTATAGTATCATCGTCGATGACATTTTTACATAGTGTAGCAAAGTCCTTGCCGTTAAGTAGACAAATAATCATAAATAAGCAATACATACCACATTCGGATGTCTTACGCTGGTGGCGAATGTCGTTGTAGTAAATATTCTTACAGCCCTGGTCTTTACAGCGTTTGAGGAGTTTTGTAATTTCATCGGGGGGTTCGTATCCATATGAATCAAAGTAATATGCGTTTCCTTTCTCTAAGTCAATGAAGGCACATACCCAGTGCGAGCCAGGTTCATCATGAGGATCTAAGTTAAAGATAATACCAATCTTTGTTTTTCCTTTCTTTGCCGATTCGTTCAAGTCCAGCTTACAAAGTTCGTTCACAATACATTTTCCCCAGTTGTTTTTATCTTTATCGTCAAAGTCAATGGGCACAGGACCAATAAAATCAAACGAAGGATTTGCATCCTCATATTGTTTCATAACATCTTCAATGTTGTAACTATCCAACCAGTCGGTCGGTTTCTTATCCCATTTTTTAGGCTTTTCAGGACGAAAGAATTTGGACATATCTTTCTTTTCGTCTTCGGATAATCCAGATAGTTTCTTTACGGCACAGAACTCGGTTTCGCATTTGTAATGGTTTTTCATACTATTTCGTAATTGGTTCCAGAGTTGAGTATCGGTTGTACCGGATATCGCTGTACCGGCATCTTGTTTACGATTTTTGCGTGTCTGTCGTACACTAATTTTGTTCCGGGGATGCGTTTTGTTCCACGCAACCCGCATACGTTCAAGAGCAGCACTAGGAAGACAGGTCTGTCCATCCCGGCGATGTAACGCAGGGTTACATTGAAATGTAGACATTCTTACCGTCCTCTTATACTGTATTTAGAAAAAGATGATACCAATGTAAATGGAGGACAACTCTGCTTCATGTAGTACAAAGCCTAGGCGTAAGCATCACGGAGAACCGGTGATTAAAGATGTCTTTTTTCGCCGGTTCTTTGTGCCGTTAATTGTATCCGTACTCATTCTCTGCGGCGTTGTGACTGTAATATCCACTCCGCCCGGCACCGGTGTAAAGTGGGATACATTTGCAACGGCATTTGGTGATGCTGCAAAGACGGTGGCAAAGGTGGGTGGTAGACGCCGATAAACTAACTGGACATATAATAGAATGTCTTCGTTTAACTGGCCTTACATGGTCGCCCTTGGCATCTGCGGCATGATGGTTGTTATTGTTGGAATTGTATTTGGTACACTGATACCGAAGGATTCTGCGCAAAATACGAAGTTGCTTGCGCTAGTAACTGTGTTCAGTTTTGTATCCTCATTGATTGCGTATGCCCTGGCACTTTTCCATTTTAGCCATAATCCGTCGCAGTTAATTCAGTTTATATTATTTATAGTTATGATTGTGGTTCTCCCCTGCGCGCTTATATCGGCGGGTGTATCTACACTCACGATAAGCAATTTACGAGATACATTAGCAGCGGGCAGTCATTAATACCCCCAGCCCAACCGCCCTCAACCCTAACCGCCCTCAACTCCGTCTTGGCACGGTGTATTGCCATGAGATTGTTGGGTCTACGACCCAACAATCCCAAAGGCATACTCCGTCTAAACCCATCACTTCATATTGATAACAACATGAAGCGATTGGATGTTCCTTTTCTGTTTCTCGGTCCGGCGGGATCCGGCAAAACCAAAGAACTCCGCAGGCTTATTGAAGCAGAGAACAATGGAAAGATTACCTATCCGCTGGAAATGCGAAATTTTGTCGTAGGTGATAATTACGAAGCCCGTGTCTTTACAAGCCCCTATCATTTTGAAATTGATATTCCAAACTTGTCTATGCAGGACAAACAGATTATAGGAGATCTACTTACAAGTTTCTTCTCCAGCGGCGATGTACTCAATAGTCTAAGATCGTCGAATCGCAAACTGGTGGTCCTGCGCCGTGCGCACAGTCTCTCCTTAGCCGCCGCCATCAGGGTTCGCGCAATTTTACAACAGTTTGTTTTACCACCCGATGCTGCCGGTATGCTCTGGATTACCGCCCGTGAGATTACCGGTCCCCTTGCACTATTAGACGACGCGTTTGTCCGTTATCGTATGCCCCGTCTACAGTATACGGCGTGGCAAACCACCGTTCCCCCCGCCTTTGCGAATCCCGCAGCCTACGAGAAGTGTGAGGGACGCCTTGACCGCGTGGAAGAGATTCAAAAGTATCTGCCAAACGGTATCCCAAATGCCGCCGCCTGGCCGCGCCGTATTCAGGATTTCTACGACGAAATGATATATACACTTATCACCGCCGCACGATCAGGTAAGGCGCCAAATCTACAAGCAATTCAGTGGGTGCGCGGAATCGTCTATCAGGCACTCAGTTTCTGTCAAACGGGACCAGAAATTGTGGACAGTTCCGCCGCCGCCATTGAGCGCCAATATGAACTGTTAGAACCCCAGGTCTTCTGGCTCGCTATGAAGTCACTCACGACGGCGGAGCCGCATACCTCGTATCGTACGCCGCTATCATTGGAATCGGCAATTCTTTTCCTTTTTGAAACAATACGCACACATTCAACACCAATAAAGCCGTCAGCACAACATAAAAAAGGGACACCATTACAAAATGAGCTCAGTAAGCCCGACACCGCCGGTGGAGTCGGCGCAGCGGCTCCTAAAGTCGGTCCCGCTGCCGTCGAGGCGGCACCAAAACCCGCCACTACCACTAAGCCCCCAAGAGTTCGCCGAATCAAAAAAGCAGATTCATAGCGGATGGGAACAACAGACTATTTTATCATTGTTAGAAAACCCAGGAACCAAAGGATTCAAATACCATCTCCAACACGGTTGTACTTTATTTTTAATTACTCCAGAGCCTCAAACGGCAGATCGTATTGCGGAGACAGTAGATATGATTCTTCGGTGGTTAGGTGCGGCGACAGGATTTAAGATTTATTTATGGTATCGTGATGATCCGCGACAACTTCGCGTGAATCAGTGGCCAACGAAAACGCAGGTGAATGGCGGATGGACTACCGTAGGTACGCCGAATATTGTCATTTATCGCAAAGAGGAGTGGGAGCGTGTGCTTATTCATGAACTTATTCATGCAATGCACTGGGATTGGAAAGTAGATTCAACCCCCAAATCATGTTGGAAATTGAAGAAGACCGATAAATTGAATCCGCATTTATTTGAAGCATGGACCGAGTTATATGCGGAGTGGCTCATATGTGCGGTATACGGCACATCATGGGCGACACAACGCAAACACCAGGATTTTCAGGCAATACAATTATTGGCACGAGCAAAGCGAGGATGGCAAGAGAATACAAGTGTATTTGCCTATTATGTGTTGAAAGCAGCGTTAGCGCCACATTTTGAGTTTTTATGGGCGTTTGGAGAGGGGAAAACACCTGAGGAGCATTCATATGTGATGTGTTCTCTTGTAACACCTGAATTAAACCGTTTGCGTCAACAAGCAGAGCATACAACTCCACAGGATATTAGCTTAAGAATGAGTACAATGTAATGAAAAAATTGAAGGGTCCTATGGGCATTGACAAATTCACACACCGAAACTACTTATCTTCCTATGGGCATCCGTGGCTTAACTGGCTGGATCCGTTGGGCAGCGCCCGCGGCTATCCGCGCCCCCAACTGGTCTTCCTACAAACACAAGCGTGTCGGCATCGACATTCTTGGATTTCTTTATAAAGCAAAAGCGAATAACATTCTTCCTACTGTGTACATTGCGCATCTAATTGCAAAATGTAGACAATACAATATTCTTCCTATACCGGTCTTTGACGGTAAGCCGCCTGATGAGAAGCGGGAAACGATTCGGCTGCGGCGCGAGGAGCGTCTTAAGAACGACCAAAAGCGCAAGCAGTTGGCGACTGATTTGGAGACGGCGACTATGACAAATGGTCAGCGAGAGACTGTAGAGAAGGAGTTTGACAGTCTGGCTATTGGATCTATCTATGTGACGACGGCTGAGCGCGATGAAGTGAAGCGGCTTCTTTACGCAGCGGGTGTCATCTTTCTAAACGCAAATGGTGAGGCAGACAATATTCTGGCATATCTAGCACGCCGTGGCGAGTTGGACGCTGTGATGACGAATGATATGGATCTGTTGGCGCGCGGCGTCAGTAATCTGCTGGTGCCAGACACTGCCGGTGTGCCTGGTGACACCAAGGGTTGGACTTCGTACGACTTGAATACTATCATTGGCGAAGCAGGTCTCGTCTATCAACAGTTTCTTGAAATGTGCGTTCTTATGGGTTGTGATTACACCAGCAAGGTGAAATCACTACCGTACAAGGTCTCTTACTTTAACATCAAATACAAGGGAACGCTACATCGTACTCTTCAGTCCATTCAGGTGAAAGACACCTCCATTTACGATAAGGCACTTGAGATACTGAATGGACGACACGAAACGGTGGATGGACTCATGAATGAGACGCAGTGGTTAAAGTGGTCACTGTGGCTCAAAGGGAGTAAAGATGTAATCTCCACTGAAACCGACTATCTTGATGAGTTGCGCGGAAAGGAACTCAAGGAGATGGACGATACAGAGTTTCGTACGCTGTTTCAGTCCGATAGTTTGACAGTGGTTACCCCTACTGCACCTCCAGAGGTTCTCATGACCATATAAAATGTTCCTATCGTCAAAATAAATAAAATTAAAAAGAGTATCGCGGATAATAGTATATATGGGAAAATTCTATTAATAATATGACTAATGATAGGATCAAGAATAGATTGAATTCGTGCTTGATTTTCGGGCGATCGTAACAAAACCAGTACTTTATCACCTATATGTTCCGCTAAATCGCTTGATGCTTCCATATAACGGTCGCGTGTTCCAGAATCCCGAGGCGTCGTCATTGAGATGGGGTGCGGAACTATTTTTCAACCTACATCGCAGTTCTCAACAGACAACATGTTTGGCATCCCGGAACGACGCGCCGAAGGTAACACCGTATACTTTTATGTTCCAATGGCAACTCCTATTTCCCTGGATGTGCGCCTACAAATGAACAGCAAATTAACAATAGTTCCCGACCCATCAGTACAGGCGAAGTTTACAACAGTACAAAAGGCAGTTCTTATGGAGCTAACCAAGACGGAATCGCTGTTCAAGAACAAACCATCGTATGAATCCCTGGAGCGCATTACACCGCAGTGGGGTGTTATATATGATGCCGACAATAAGCCACGATGGAGCGAGTATACAGAACGGGAGTTCTACTTTTCAGTAAAGGAGGGCGCTTATACCCAGTGTATCGTTAATCTGGAGTTAGTTGGTATTCTAATTACCCGGTCTACCATTTCACCAAAGTTTGCTGTAAAGTTTGTGAAGGAGGATAAGGTGGATGTTATTGATTTTGATTGGCAAGCAACTGCTACTCCGGCACCTGTAAAAGAGATTGAGGAGGTGAGCGATTTGGGTACAGCCGAAGGGGATGTAAATACATTGACTTTGCGCAGCCCGGCATTAATAGCAAAAGAGAAGGCGGCGGCGAAAGAAAAGGTAAAGGTCCTCTTCCGGACTGCTGAAGATGCGCGAGAGGCGGCATTAGATGCGATGACAAGCTTTTTCAATAAATATGAAGTGTCCGACAACGAGTCCCAATTTAGCGACTGGCTGAGCGATGACAACGAATCAACAAACAGCGAGCCCTAAAAAAAATACACACAAGGGAATTAGAGAAACGATGTCGTCACGAACACCACTCCTGGTTGGTCTAGCCGTATTGGTTGCCTTAGGTCTAGTATTTGTATTGGATCCTACCCTTGGCGGACTCCTAAAGCGTAAACACCACCGTGAGGGATTCGAGAATTCCGGTAATGTTGTAAATACTTCAGGTCCTCAGTCTATGACGGGCACGCCCGCCAATGCTTTCCCCAACCCTGGACCAGTTGACCTCGCCCGTATCATGAACGCCACCCAGAATGCAACGCCGAGAGGCACGACGGTAAGCCCCGATACCCCGCCGGCGGTGAAGGAGGGCTTCCAGGATGCCCCGTCCCCCATGCCGTTCGCTGCAGCATCTACACCTTCTAACTGCTACCCCAAGAACCAGCTTGCGCCGCAGGAGCTGCTGCCGAATGACCCGAACTCCAAGTGGGCGCAGGTGAACCCTATGGGCGCCGGTGACATTGCGGGCAAGAACTTCCTCAACGCCGGTGCGCTCATCGGTGTCAACACGGTCGGTCAGTCTCTCCGCAACGCCAGCTGGGATCTCCGCTCGGAGCCACCGAATCCGCAGGTGTCGGTGAGCCCTTGGCTCAACAGCACGATCGAGCCCGATGTCAATCGCCGTGTGCTCGAGATTGCGTAAATACCTACCACATATTTATTTGAAAAAGTTGATAATTTCATCTCTTTCAAACTTATGTATACAAAGCCGATGACGAAATCGTAATTGGCGGACCACCTTCGCGCCACATCGCCTGAAAGAAGGAGACCGAATTTGTATATTTGCCTTCATTGTCTACCTTCTCGGCAATCGTAGCCACTGCCACACCACCCTTAGGACGCCAGTTTTGTTTCATATGATCACCAACTTTTTCCATTAACATATCGGGTGTCATCGCATATAAAATGGTATACTCCATTGTATACAATTTTATATTTTTAAAAAAAAAGACTCAATTTTGTGAAGGATATAAGGGATAATTTCTTAAGGGAGTATGTTTTCTTACTCCTAATGCTGTAAATGGTATCTCTAAATTATCTTTGTGGCAGGCAACAATAATACCATCATAACAAAAAGTTTCCGTTTCAAAATCGGCGCTTGCTATAATTCTATAATCACATTCATTCAGTATAGATAAACAGTTTGCATGTAGGGCGTCGCTATGTGTAGATATAAAGAGATAGCGAATTTTTTTATTTTTTAATAAATTGACTATATCATTTAACATTTCTACTTCAAATCCTTGAATATCTGAATGTAAAATATCAATTGTATCTATTTGTTTATCTTGTACAAATTGCGAAAGAGAAATATTATCTTTGCCTATAAATCCCTGTGTAAAATCTATATTTGTAATATTGTTTAATTTACAATTTTGAATACCTACTTCTAGTGCATCGGATCTTGGCTCAATACAATAGTTTTGTGCATTCTTAATTGTCTTATTAAACCATATACTATAAAATGCCCAATAACAACCTAATTCAATCATAGTTCCATTCTCTGGGATAAATTTTAACACTTCCTGGAACATGCGTTCTTCAGCAGGTTCATGGCATCCACCATTAATAGTAAGTATGCCAGAGAAATCGCCATAATATCCATCACGAGTTACTTTAATACCGTTATGTAATATTACAGTATCATTTTCTATTTTGCCAGCATTGTTGACTCTATTAATATACAAATTATTAGGATCCGATATGATATCTGTAAATCGCCCCGTTGTTCCTTCACCTTTTGTATTTTGAATAGCTGTATTTATAAAAGAATTACAAAAATCTCTCTGTTCGTGATTGGCTAAAAAGGAGTCAATTATACTATTATCCGAATCCGTTTTAGTGCTAAATGATAGTTCCATTTATAAATATTAATATTATTAATAATATAGTTTTACCGCAAAAAATATAACCCGGAATATAACAAAACATATATACTAAAAGTAAGGATATGAACGATTCCATCCTCCCGTGGGCTTTCCTAGTCGGCGTAGTCGGTATGGGCTACGCCGGACTCTCTATGAGGGATTCAAAGTATCCTATGTCACTTACCAAATCAACTGTAGACAATGATATGTATCTTGTACGCAATCTTCCCGATAAGCAAGATGCGGCAGACCGCCTTGCTCGTGTACGCGGTCGCCTTCTCAAACTTCGTACATATCTTAAGCAAAAGTACTATGAGAAACCGTTTGTGAAGCAGATGATTGACAACTTTGACTGTTCGGCAGAGCGGTTTAGTGAGTCAACACCCGATGCACAATATACATCGTACTCGGTAAACAAGGGTGAAAAAGTGGTAATGTGCCTTCGCCAGCGTAATGAGAAAGAGGAACTTGTACAGGAGAATATCATCCTCTTTGTAGCCCTACATGAAATGAGTCATGTAGGTACGAGTACGATAGGACATACACCAGAGTTTTGGAATCATTTTGCGTGGATGTTGGAACAGGCGGAGGCGATTGATATTTATCAGTATACAAATTTTAATGCGCATCCCGTGGAATACTGTGGTGTTCATATCACAGATTCTCCTAAATACAAAGAGACGGTGGACGACGGATTGAAATAGTTAGTACCAAAGAATTCAAAACGCAAACCACAATAGCAATGGAGATACTAAAACCATCCCGGTTACCATCACTGGAACCGCTAAAACTTACGATACTGTCTCATTTGGATGAGAGCCGTACCGTAAATCTGGACCAAGCAAAGTTCAGTAAAATTTATCCATTTGAGACTCTGTTCAATCTCAAACAGCGTATTGCTCTTGCCATAGGAACTACACCGCCGAATCAGTTGTTTATTGCTGTAGAAATTGCGCCAAATCTCTACAAACCGTTAGAGTTTACCTGGCCATTTGCGACGGCAGGACTGCCAGATCCGCATACTATTCGTGAACAGCCAGATCCACGAATCTACGAAAACGGTGCAAAAAAGCCGGTATTTCCTACGATTTATAGCGGCAAAACGATTGAATCCACCGTAGAACCGAACGCCACAGTCCATGTTTGGACACTCGCATCTCTTCTTACTCCAAACGCCCCTCTTACAGAGCCAGTCTTTGAAGGATTTGTACGGCTGTTTTTTCCGCAAATTAAAACCCCGCCTACCGGCGGCGTAATGACCAAAGACGCACTTGATACGCTGAATGAGTACCGTAGTTATGTAGAAAAACGCCTAGAGAAGTTGGATACAGGGATACGATCCGCCACAGTTCAGAGCGCCAAACCCACACAACTTACAAAACTCTATATTTTCAAATGTATTCTACCAAAAGCGCCGGCGTTTACCTCAGGGCTTCTAGAATTAAGATTCTATGAAATGAAGCCGAGCCCTACAAAACCGTTCCTACGGTTTTTCCCCGCCAAAGACCGTATTCCATCTATTATAAAAATCGCGACCAACGAGGACGGCAAGACATTTATTCACAACGAAAAACTCCTAGATAGTCTCATGGCGGATAAGCCGTCTACCGATATGGGCGCGGTGATTCTTGTAAAAGTACCTATTGTGGACCAAAAAGCACCATTGGGCACATGTTGGACACTCAGGATTTACGAGGATGGCAGTGCAGAAATGTATATTGGCGCGCCCCGCCGCGGCGCACCGCTGCCCCTTTCGGTTATCACAAAAGCGGACGCAATGTTTCGCACTATTTTGGCGGATACCCCATGGGCGACTCTTAATGCTGCCAATCTCTGCGAACTTACTGCCGAATACGAACTGAACACCACACTTGATGTAAGAAAGCCAGGAAAAACGGAACTCGTAAATCGCGTAGATCCGTTTTCACCTATGGTATCAATTGATCCGCCAATAGAAGGGGACGGTGCCGCACTTACTCTACGGTACAAAGGAGTAAGCAACTATGTGAAAATGGGAAATCCTATTATGAATTATTTGACAGCGCTCTATCTTAATCGTAGTTCAAAGTCAACCGCTGATGTACCGGCGGGTGAATATGTCAGGGCACTCATAAAAGAGTTTGGTATTTCGTCGGCAGAGGCGACGGCAGCCGAAGATGAATGGCTACAGCGTCACTCGGAACATGTAATCTCGTATAAGAGTGAATCAGGAGACGATTTACGCATTAAGGAAGTCTCACTTCGTGATGCAAAGTGTAGTGCAAAACAGGCACAGACGGCGGAGGAGGATACAACTATTGCTGCCTATAATGTTGGTGCGTCGATTCGTATTTACAACGATCATCCGCGGTACCGTATTTTGATTACGGGTTGCGAAACAACAAAAGATTTGGATCGCATGTTGACATTGATGACTTTGTTTGTATCCCAGACGGCAGATTCACTCAAGGTGGATACAACGGTAGCAGAAAAAGCAGCGGTTGCGGAGGTGGAACCTGAAGAAACGGCAGCCGAGGCACCGGCTGTACCTGAAGAAATGGAATCGGCATTTGATGAGCAATTATTTCAGGGTATGTTGGGCATTGGTGATGAAGATGAGGAGGAAGAAGAAGAAGAGGAGACAAAACCGGCAGCAGTAGCAACAGCAACAGCAGCAGCAGCAACAAC